ACCTCCTTATCGCTCGCAAAATATACCTTTAATTGACCGCTGCTTGCCGTAACCCGCGTAACCTCTTTATCAAATATCTCATCTCGCACCATGCTTCGAGCGGCGCAAGCTATTATGTCTGCCTCCATAAAAGGGTCGTCTTCCTGTGTCAGCGTCAGCAGCGTGTGTTCTTCGATCACCTTTAGCAAATCATTTATAGTCATGCTTCATCACTCCTCGTAATATATCTCAGTTGCCGACTTGCCGTCAACGGAAATACTTGCAATCTTCATAACGGCAGAATCAAGGACTTCCCGACGCAACGACTTCAGTAACGGTTCAGGTGCAGACACAATAGGTGGTTCTAGCAAATTACTTTCATTGACAACATCGACAATTAACAGCTTGACCGGCTGGTCAACACCAAGTCGTTCAAGGATCATTTTTACTGTGACCTTCACTTCTGCGCTCATTGTCATTCCTCCAATCTCCGCCGCCATAAGCATACCATTTTTCCCATTGACCATTTCTTTTTACGACTTCGCGCCCGTCATAATCTATATACGAGCTTCCATCCGGTGCATTCTCGTCGGGCTGAAACGATGACCCGCACGAGATTCCACCTTTTCCACCGCTGCCACACGGCGAGATATAATAAACCATCTCATCGTTCTTGTGCATCAACGCCGCAATGGTTTTCCGTATTTCCTCCCATTTGTCGCGGCTCACTACATAGCTTGCCTCGTCGCCGTCCACGAAGTACATTATCAATTCGCCATCTTCATAGTGGGCTTCAATCACGCCGTCCAGATTGATTAGCCTCTCGTTCACTTCTATCCACATGTTTCATTCCTTCTTGTACGGCTCGTTCCAGCACTTTTCACAACTGCTCATGCGTAGACAATCATACGATGCTCCAAAAACATTATTCTTGCAAATCAGCGTCGTATTCCCGTCTAGTATTGTAGCTTTCGGAAACTTTTCGAGAAAAACGTCCTTATACGTTTTAACCGGGTGCTCTTCCGCCCACTTACGCATCAACTCCAATTGCTTTTCAACATTCTTGATGTTTAAGCAACCAATTGTTGCGGCAAGGCATTCCATATTTTCGTGTTCTTCGGCCAATGGGCATCCGCTGCAATCGCCGCTTTGATGTTGGCGATTATAAGTACGGCATAAACGCTCGCCTATTTCATAAATCGTTTCAGTCATCGTCTTCTTACTCCTTGTACGGTTCACTCCAGCACTTTACGTAATCAGCACAATCAGCAAAGCCTTCAAAACCACCAAACATTTTCTTACGGCACACGTTAGGTAAACCGTTCTTGTGCTCCACCATTGCATTTGGAAGTTTTTCGAGGGAAACATCCTTATACGTCTTCTGCCGGATGTTCTTTTACCCATTCGTACAGCACTTCCAATTGCTTGGCCACCTTCTCAATTTCGTAGTATTCCATAAGGTCTATTAAGCAAGCTTCGTTTGTTGCTTTTTTAAGTGGACAGTTCTCGCAGTAGGTGCTGTTGCACAGCCGCTTATTCATTTCGTAGATTGTTTCAGACATACACTTTACACCCCAATTTCATGCTTTCTTCGTCGCCTTTTTAAGCATCTTTTTAAGCTCCGGGTCTTTCTCAAATGCAGCGTTCACGGTCTTTTGCAGACAGTTGTAGCACTTAATTGTGCCGCTTGGTATGTACGCCACGTTACCGCACTCTATGCAAATGCGCTTTTTATCGTTCTTCATTGGTGCTCAGCCTCCTTACAGTTTACGGCACTACTTCCACATCCGGCAGTACGTTAGTGTGGAAATACAGCTTATAGTGATAAGGGTCTGTATGCGTACCGGTGATGTCTTCCACCACGTACAGCGTATAGTTGTTGAGGTATATGTAGTTCTTTTTGTATGTTGCAGGCCCGGTCTTGACCGTTACGACCAGCTCGTCGTCGGAATTGTTCGATATGCTCATATACCCCTCAGCTTCCAGTATAACTTTGTCTGTGCGGGCGTTATAAACTGTTATGCGGCGCTCGCACTCGAAATAGTCAGCTTGCTTGCTGATATTGCTGTTGACCTTGTCCGCCTCTGAGCACGCTGCAAGCAGCAGCATTGTGGCCACCAAAAAAGCTATTATTCCAATCCGTTTGAAGCCGGTATTCATTCTTTCCCCTCCTCTAATGCACCTTGTGACGGTTTCGCTCCATCCCATTTTCTGTCCCGCTTCCACCTTCTGCACCAGTACATGTCATAATCTATATACGGTATGCAATGCTTGTCAATGTCGCAATAAAAACTAAAACTGCCGTCATCTTTAGCCCGATGACCACAATTGGCGCACCTCCGCGCATTAACGTTGTCCCAATCCTTTTCCTTGACCTCGTATATCTTTAATTCGTCCATTTCCAAAAGCCCTTCTTTTCTCCCATCCGCTTATTCCAGTGCTTAATCGCTCGCTTGAGCGTCCCGTATACCTGCCCGTATTGGCGGTAAATCACGCAGTTGTGATGAGTGCATATGACAGCGTACCCCTGCTTCGGTATGGCTTTCCCTTCCCGCCATACCGACTTGATGATTGGCGCGTGTCCGCAAAACGGGCACGCGTTTAATCTGCTCTTTCGTCTCATATTTCCAGCCTCGCCCCGCATTGCGGGCAGTATTTCCACTTGTCCTTGATGATCCATTCCGGTTCAACATAGCAGTTGTGGCATACACTGCACACGCGCCATCCGGCATGTCCAAATTCTTCCCACTTCCCGTGTTTCCTGCGCTCCACCACTGGCGCGTTCTGTATCAGATCGTCCACCAGCACCGAGGCAATAAAGCTCGCATCGCATATATCAACTTCCTGCTCGTCCAATATGTACTCCCATTCGTCTATCAGCCTTTGCTTGTCAATCAGTGCTCTGTCGGCCATGTTAAGTCTCACCATCTCCACGCATTTCCCTTTCATAAGCCGCCTTCCTCTTCTCCGGCCGCCCCAGTCGCGGCAGGTCATTGTCCTTAAAGAATAAACGCGAAATGACGTTGCCGCCCGCATAGTAATATTCCTGCGCAATCTGCTCATACGTCGCGCCCTGCCTGTACCGCTCGTACATCTCCATGACTTTTCTCCGATGCTGCTCCATCCTTAGCGCCTTTACGCTCAATCCCATTTTCAGTAGACGAGCCATTAGGTAGTTTAGAGATACGCCATACTCTGCCGCTACTGTTTCTGTACTTGCGCCCTGTTTAAGGTGCTCATACATCTTTAGGAAGTCTTCCTGCGTGTACTTCTGACTCATTCTTGCATTCTTCTTTCGTACTGTCTTTAGGCCTGTGCCCGGTTCTAAAGTCGTACAGCGGGCATTTCGTCGCCGTGCAAAGCCGTATTTCCTTTGCCTGACCGCAGCAGCAGTCAAAGCATTTAGCCCTTATCGCCCTCAGTGGCGACGCTGCGATTCTGCTCATATCCGATTTCCTCCAGTGTGACGTGCACCTGTTCCTTCTCGCCGTATTCTTTCGTTACGATTAGCTGGGCAACCTGACTGTCATCCGTGTATGCTAGCCTGTTCAGCGGGTCAAGCACTATTTTGGCGATGTTGTCCGCATCGCACTTTTTCGTAAACCAAATGTCGTGCAGCATCTCCGCGCGCCTTTTCTTGCTTGTAGACGCGGGCACCGCAAACGTCGCCTTTATCGTGGCCTTTAGCGCACCTTCCATGCGTTCATCATGCGGATATGCCGCCATGTAGGCCAATTGCACATTCCGCTCGTACTTGCGCGTATTGTCCGGCGTATACATCTGTGCAAAGCCTCGCCGCACTGTCGCGCGCGGTCTCCCCTTGCCCTGTGGCTTGCCCGGTATCGTAAATTCCCGCTTTCTGTTCAAAACCTTCATCCTCCGATAGGTAAATATCGCATCAGTCCAGGCACAAACTCCAGCAGCGTAACGCCGTTCATGCCGTTTCGCGCCTTGGCAAGTATGCACTCAACCAGCCGCGAACCGTGCGCCGTCATGCGCCGCCATTGCTCGACCATTTCCTGCGGCCTTACATCGTCGGCCTTTTGGGGGCTGTACAGCAGCATTATCATGTCCGCGTCCTGCTCAATCTGGCCGGATTCGCGGAGCTGGTTAATGGTCGGTCTTTCCGTGCCCTCGCGGTTGAGCTGGCTTAATACTATAAGCACAATGTTCTGCTCCACAGCCAGTATCTTGAGTTCCCGACTTATCTTGCCTACTTCCTGATTGCGGTTCTCCATCCTGCCGGACGTGCCGTTGCCGCCCATTAGCTGTATATAGTCTACAATCGCAAAGTCCAGCCCGCCCCATTTTTCGCGCGCCTTGAGCAGGTCGTTCCTTAGCTGATCTACCGTGCGCACGCGCTCGCTTATCCATAGCCGCTGATTGCCGATGTACCCTACCGCGTCCGCGATTGCGTCCCATTCGTTTTCCGTCAGCGTTTCGGCCTGCCTCAGCCGCATACCGTTTATGCCGCCGTAGGCTGCAATCATGCGGTTGGCAAGCTGTGTGTCGCTCATTTCCAGGCTGGCGAACAATCCGGCCTTGCCCGCCTCCAAGAACCTGCGCGTCAATTCAAGCGCAATCGCCGTTTTGCCCGTGCCCGGACGCGCGCCGATTACAAGTATCTCGCCGCCGAAAAACCCGCCCGTCAGCTTGTCCAGCTCATTAAAGCCCGTCTTCAGCGGCTTTAGCCTGCCCGCCGCCTGTTCCTGCAAGGCGCTCATCGCTCTGACTGCTACCGCTAAAACGCTGCCGTCCCGCTGTTCCTGCGCGGGTTTGGAGTTTTCTGCGATGTTTGCAAGTCTGGTTCGCGCGTCCGTCAGAATCGCGTTCGGGTCTTGCGTCGCGTCCGCGCTCGCATAAGTAATGTTTCCGCTCAGGATTCTAAGCTGCCTACGCATGTGGCACTGCCGGATAATGTTTACGTACTCGCCAATCTGTGTTGGCGGCGTCCAGTCTCCCGCCGCGTCAACCGCGTAATCAAGCGCGCCCGCGTCGCCGTTTTTTGAAAGCTGGTCATTGACCGTAACCAGATCAACGCCGCGCCGCGCCGCCCGCAATTGTTTCATGGCCTTGATTACCGACGCGGCAGGCATGTCGTGAAACATGTCGGGTTCCAGTTCGTCCAGCACGTCCTGCACGCGCGGCTGGGGTTCGACAAGCAGTATGCCTACCACCCGTTTTTCTGCCGCATGGTCAAAATATGGGCTGTTTGCTTCGCCGTTCACCGCGCTTCACCTCGCTGTTTGCATTCTGTGCTGATTTTTCCGCGTTTTCGGAATGGTTTTTCGTGCCCTGCCTTGCTTGTGGTGAAATCCTCCACCCGCAAATCTGGGTTTCTGTTTTCCTGCGTTTTTTGGCATGTTTTTGGTCAAGGGCAATTACCAGCGTATCGTGTAGTTCTCGTATGGGTCGTCCTTGGGCTTCTCAGTAGGCTTTGAAGCGTCCTTGCGCGCCCATGCGCGTATGGTGGCGAGATGATTCTTGTACTTCGTGCCCTTGCTGGCCATGTATTCGCTTAGTCGCTCAATGCGTTCTTGCCAGTCATCCGGGTACTCTGCCTTGAGCTTGTCCATGTCCTTGTCGGTCAGCATAACGTTCTTGTACTGTCCGTACTCATGGCGGGGGGATTTGCCCGAAACTGAAAGTTCGGGCACGTACTCCTCTCTGTTAGTAGTCTCTGTAGTAGTCTCTGGTATTGCACTTACATTTTGAAATTTGTCAGCTTTCAAATTGTTAGCATATACTTTCAAAATGTAACTTCCATTTCTCAAATTCCGGAAATCGATTTGAACCCTGTAGCCGTTCAGGGTGTACCCCTTTTCAGCTAATGCGTCCACAATTTCGATCAAGTTCACGCGATACTGCTTCGTTCTGTCCCATTGGTATTTGGGATTGTTGCGCTCGCTGATAAGCCCCATGTCCTCCAGCGCTTTAATGTGTCGGCGCATATTGGCTACCGATTGCCCAAGCAGCGTTTCATCTGACAATTCCTCGGCGGTTTTATAAAACCAGCCGTCCGTTGCATCGCTTGTGGGTAATCCATGTGATTCAGCCCGTTTGTTCTCGGCGGCGATGAAGCTGTCAAAATCATCGACACGCTCTGACCAATAGAGCATTTGGTTAAGTATCACAGCTTTTGCAAAGTCACCAGTTATCGCCACAAATTCTTCTCGAATAATTGCAACCTTTAGCCGCCGTGATCTTATTACGTTGCTGTTCATGTTTGCTGTACCATCCTAAAGCAGGTATTAGGCTGTCTAAATGCCGTATTCATTTTCTCCCACCTGTTTGTACCCTTCGAGCGCGTAGCCCTTTTCGTCCAACGCATCCACGACGTTTGATATATTTATCTGGCAATAAAGTTTCTTTCCCTGAAAGTAGTTCTTTTCTTCCCAGCATTCTACCAACCCAGCAGCAGCGAGTTCGCGAATAGCTTGCTCCATATGTTCTTGAGGCGTGTCAAGCATCGTAAGGTTAATAAGGTATTCCGCTGAGCAGGTTTCCCAATCGCTCGATTCATAATCATAGAAGAGCAGTCGGTCTAATATCAGGGCTTTCACATAGTTCCCGGCAATTGCCACAAATTCTTCCCGGATAGTGGCGCGTTTGAGTTCTCTTAACGGCATCGTTCTCCCCCCCCCTAAAACGGCAGGTCAGCCGGGTTGACCGGCGTAAAGGTACTTGGGTCAGCCGCGTGCTGGCCATCCACCATTTCCACGCTGTTTTCGCCCACTGACGGGGCGTAGAATGCGTTTGCGGGGGATGCTATGTATGCCGACGCGCCCGCCACGCCCACATAGTCAGCGGTAATGGTCTCGTAAATCTTGCCCTCGACTACCCGCTTGGTGTAAAGCCCGGTCACAAGTACCACGTCGCCCACCTGTATGCTTTTAGCCAGGTCAATCATGGGGTACCAGAAGTCGCAGTCGATGAAGTACCCCTTCTTGGTCTGGGTATTGTACCCGTGCTGCACGCTTATGACGTACTTTACCTTGTCGCCGCCGTAATCGCGCTTTCTGGGGGCTATTCTTATTTGCCCGGTCACTATGGCGGCTATCTTCTGGCCGCCATAGTTGTAGTTCACAAGCATCAGCATTATTCGTGCACCTCGCCGGGCATGTTCTGCGCGTCGGCATTTTGCTCATTTTGCATTTCTTCACCGTCGGTTATTGCAAATTCGGTCTCGACCATGTTGTCGTCGTCAAACGTGCCGCGCGCTATCGCTTCTGCTGCCGCTATTGCCGCCGGGGTTGCAGTTTGGTAGTCTATGCTCATCAATCCCCACTTGCCGATTAGCTGTCTCAGCACGGTTTTAGCGGCCATCGCCTCGAAGTTCTCCCGCCAGCCCTTGCCCATGTTCTGACCCTTGCGGTTCTTGCGCTCGTGGGCTTCTATCTGGCGGCGGCCCATGTAGATTATCTTTTCCATGCCATTGATAAGGCGGAAATAGCCGCACCAGCCGATAATCGGCAGTGCCTCGCGCTGTTCCTCATCCTCGATAAACTCCAGCTCAATGTCTTCTGTCAGCCGGTTGAACTTCTTCCATTCACCCTCGCGCACATCCACAACGTTGATCTTCTGGTATACACCCGTGCGCATGGCAAGCTGTAAAAGTCCTTTATAACCCAGCAGAAAAGTAGCCTCCATGCGTCCCTGATTGCGGAACGGCACGATGTAGGCATATCCAAGGTTGGGGTCAATCGGCAAATCAAAGCTCGCGGCCTTCAGCGCCGCCTGTATAACCGTGTTAGGCGCAGTCGCGAACGCCTCTTGAAGCTGGGGCGTGGAGTTGCACAGCGTAATCAGCGCGCTTACAAACTGGGGCGTGCGCTTGCCTAGCAGTTCTTCGAACCGCTTGCGGTAGCCCTCGCTGTCCAGCAGGCTGTTCATCATAACGGTCGTGCTCTGCTTGACCTGCGGCTGTGCCGCCGCCATATTCTGTCCCTGCGTCGCGCGCGCCATCTGGGTATTCTGTATCCTTGCCATTGCTACTTTGCCTCCTTAATCGTCAATCCATTCTGCGTCTACATCTATGCCGGTGATCTGCTTAAATATTTCTTTGTCGAAATTGGGCATCGACATCACGGCTTCTTGATTATTCTTCGGCAAATCGCGCCACCAGTTGACGCGCTCGATCTGCTCTAAAGTGCTGTATTCTTTAAGGCAACCGCCCACTGTCTCCGCATCCGGATGCACAAGTTTTTCGTCTGCCGTCATGTCGGCAAAATCGACCCATGCGAGTTTGCGTGGCATTGTGCATAATATCGCGTGCGCGTCGCTCCAAACCCAATCTCGATAAGTCCAATTCGACGGCTTGTTAAAAAAGGGGAGCGTTTGTTCGACGGTATTAAAACATCCAGAAGAACGGCGGCATGTATTCCAGTCGCCAGTGTTCCAGTCACCGGTGTTGTAGTTGCCGGTGTTGAAGTGGCCAGTGTTGTAGTCGCCGGTGTTCCAGCTGCCGGTGTTGCAGCCGCCGGTGTTGCGAAGACCGACATTGCAATTCCCGGTGTTGTAATTCCCGATGTTCCAGTCACCGGTGTTCCATTTACCAGTATTCCATTTACCGGTGTTCCATTTGCCGGCGTTGTAATTACCGGTATTGTAGTTGCCGGTATTGTAGTTGCCGGTATTGAAATTGCCGGTATTGCCGTGACCGGCGTTGCAGTCACCGGTGTTCCCCTTGGTGTCTTTCTCCTTTTCGTTCATTCTCTTAATTCCCTCCCCGACTAGCCCTAAGCGCGTTCAGCAGTCCCATCTGAATATTCTGTGTCGTTGCCATACTCACTTAATCTCCTTAATCGCAAACCGCCTCGAAACGGTTGTCTTATAATAGTCTGCGTCAATCTTGCCGTGATCGGCGATGTACCGCTTTATATCCAGTGTAGACCGTACCGACGGCTTCCAGGATACCCTGTAAGCCCCGCAAACGGCCTTAGGCGCGTCCTGCATCTCGCACTGTATGATTTCCTTGTTGCGGTCGCGCTCACGCTCCAGCAGCTTTATTTGAGCCTCCAGCGCCATATAATTGCTTATCGCGTCGCCGCACGACAATTGCACTTCGTCGTCGCCCTCATTGACCGCCGGGTACATTGCGCTGACCGCCGTTTCGGTGGGCGCGCGTCCGTCCACGGGCGGCGCTATGCCCTTTTCAAGGTCTGTCCAAAAGGCTTCCTCTGCCTTGATAAGCGCCTGAATCTCGTCTTCGTCGCGGTCAATCTGGAATATCATAAAGTCCGTGCCGTATACCAGCACCGCCAGATACCATCTTTCCCAGCCTGTCACCGCCATGTAGTGCATACACTGGCAGTAGTATTCATCTGGGTACTCGCCGTCCTTGAACCGCTTTAGGTATATGTCACGGGTGGTCTTTATCTCCAGACCGGCGCGTATGCCATTAAGACCCACGCATTCGCGGTCAATGTCGGCCAGCATGAACGGGTGCTCCGGGTTCTGAAGCATCTGATTGCGCCGCCTTACCTTTATGCCGGTCTGGGCGGTAAAGCGCTGCGCGACGTATTCTTCCAGGTCGCGCCCCTGCCGCATAGCCTCCGTATCGTCCTTTTCGGGCAGTGCGCCCACCTTATCGGCGTACACGCTGTAAGGCGTGGCGTAGTGGCTCATGCCCAGTATCGCGGCGGCGTCGCTGCCGCCTATGCCTTTTTTGCGCATTTTAAGCCACGTTTCGCGCGGCATATCCTTCGTGCTCGCGAATACTCTGGGCTGCATTAAAGCTCCACCTCCGATGCAATACTACGGCCGTCGTCGGTGTACAGATAGTTCGTTCGGATATTGGGATATTCACAATCCATCTTATAGCCGTACCTGTCGTTTTCGTGCTTCATCTCAAGCAGCTCGTCGTCGTCGGGCGCGTCGGAAAACCTGCTGCGTATGAGCTTGAGCTGGAACGCCGCTTCATTGCGCGCTTCCTCCAGTATGCCTGTCAGATCGTCCAGCGCTGCATCCTCCAGCCCCTCGAACAGCTTTAGCGCGCTGTTGATAATGTCTGCCGCGTCGGTAAGCACCGCCGCCCTTGTCTCAATGTCGTTGGAAACCTCTCTCACTGTTCCGACCTCCCTTTGTTGCGCGCATCGTCCTTGCTCCTGTACAAATGCCTATTAAGGGCAATCCTGCGCGTAACCGTCATTGTTCTGGCTTCCATATCTTCGTGATGCAGGGCAATATGACGGTCGCATTCCGCTCGGAACGTCTGATAGTCCGCGCATCTGCCGTGACAGCCCGGCTCGCGCCTCCGGCAATGCTGACACGGCGTTTTCCTGCCGTTGGGGCAGTTGCGCCACACGCTGTCAGCCATCAGTCTACCTCCTGCGCCTCGTACAGCATGGCAGACAGATGCACATAGGCCTTGACCTCGCTTACGTACTTCTTTTCCACCGTGTCGTACATGTCGAGCAGGCGGTAAAAAAGCCGCCGGTAGAAGTCAACGTCCTTTTTGAGCGCTTCGTTCTCGCCCTCCAGCGCGTCTATGCGCTGCTTCAAATTGCGGTTATCGGCTATCATGTCCACGCCGGGCTTATACTTTTCGTCATTCGTTATTGCCTGCATCATTTGTGTGTACCTCCGTCAGTCGCCGTCGATAATTGCCTTAAGCAATTCGGATTTGGTTTCGTATATTCTGACCAGCTCCCAGTCAAACGCCGTCTGCATCCTGATGTAGGCGTTAAACTGGTTCTTCATGTCGCGCTGAAGCGCTTTCGCTTCGCTGGGGGACAAATTGCGCGGATCGCACTTGTGCAGCGTCCTGTACATCTGTCCCCATTTGTTCTTTAGCCCCTCGTACTGGATATTCAGTTCGGTTAATGCGTTCATGCCGTCCCTGCGCTGCCGGTCGATTCAGCGTAAGCTTCAAGCTGTTCTTTCACATTTTCCCACTTCTCCACGCGCGCCCGATTTCGATCTATTTGCGCTTCAATGACTTCCATCAACGCCGGTTTTAAGTCAGCTATTTCATACATTTCCCCATACCTGACGTGGGGCGCATTAAATGTTCTGATTATTGCATTTTCGACGACTGTATATTGCACGCCGAGCGTTTTCACAATTCTGCTGGCTGTCATTTTCATTTTCTGTTCCTCCGTTCATCAGCACCCATGCCGCGCCCAGCCACCCTTGTGCGCCTTGCTGGGCTTGTCCCCGCCGTGCCGTATTGCGCGCTTGACCTGATAGGCCTTGCGGCGCGCTTCCACTTCTTCCTTCGTCGCTCTCAGCGTGCGCTCGTTGTCCCGCTTTTCATAGCAGTCGCGGCACAGGTTAAAAAACTCCGACGCCGCCCAAAAGTACTTCCCGCATTTCGGGCATCTTTTGTATATGTTTCGCATGGTTGCCTTACCTCCTAATCGTAAATCCGTTCAACGTCTACATTTATGCCGGTTATTTCCTTGAATATCGCCTTGTCAAAGTTAGGGAGTGACAGAACCTCTTCTTTGCTATTGCTCGGCAAGCTTTGCCACCATCGGTTGACCTCAGCTGCACTTACTTCGACTTTGCGTAAGAAGCCCCCCACAGTCACGGCTTCGGGATGTTCCGTCTTTTCAACGTCTGTCATTGCGGACAGCGCGACCCATTTAGTTCTGCTACACGGTGCAGCAGAAAGAATAAAAGCTGCACGGCTGGTAAGCCAATCGGCATAGCTCCAGTTGGACGGCTTGTTAAACATGTAGATCGTTTGCTGCGGAATTGTATTGAAACAGCCGTTGGAGTTGCTGCATTTATTCCAGTCGCCACTGTTTCTATTGCCACTATTTCTATCGCCACTATTCACATCGCCGCTATTCAAATTGCCGCTATTTCCATGACCACTATTTCCATGGCCACTATTTCTATTGCCGCTATTCAAATTGCCACTATTTTCATCGCCGCTATTCTTAAATCCCGTGCAATTGTTGCCGGTGTTCGTTAAGTCAAGCACCTCATGCCATGAAATTTCGCGCACGATTTCTAATTTGTCCGTCACGCATTTATCGTCTCGCTCTACCACTCGCCCATACGCAACTACCTCAGCAACGTGGAAATCGGGGTCAAAATCGTAATAATTAAAGCAATCCACCGCTTTCTTGCAAAAGTGTATACCACGTGAGCAGATCAACAGCTTAACGTTTTCTTCAAATTTGCCCGGACAAGTATACTGCTTGCCTTGGCAAGTCCAATCGGACTTGAAAACCTTATAACCTCTTACGCCTTCGCTCACTTCGTCCATCTCTTTAATTCCCTCCCCGGCTAGCCCTAAGCGCACTCAGCAGTCCCATCTGCCCTTTGCCGGTTATCTTGGTCGTGCTCACTATCATCTGCCCCTGCACCGTGCTTATTGACCTTTCATCAACTCTGAACCATCCCATATCCACATACTTTTGATACGGCTTCGTGGGCGCGGTCTGCATCAGGAATCCATTCTCCCTCAGCCACTTGTACAGCCGCTTCTCACCCATCTTAATGCCGTCGTTGTGAAGCAGCTTTGCAAAGTCCCTTACCAGTATCGCGTCGCTGTTGGCCGCTATCGCCGCGCCAAACTCCGTGTAGGGCTTATCCGCCTTTATCTTGGCGTTCAGTGCCGCCGTGCGCTCGCGCTCTTCTTTCAGATCCGTCGCCAGCTTGATTATCGTGTCCGGGTTCAGCAGGATTTCTTCTACCTTCTCCGGCGTCATGTATGCGCCGTGCTTGCGGATGGTGGGGATTACGTCGTGCGTTATCCAGCGTTTGAATGCTTTCGCCTCCGGCTTGCGGCTGCTAAGAACCAAAGCGTAAAGGCCGGGTTCGTTGACGATGGTCATGTTCGGGTTCCCTCGATTACCGTCGGTTAAAACTACGGTATTCTTCTCATCATCATCCAACCGCGAAATAGCATCGCGATTATTCTGTATCTCCAACGCCTTGCACACGTCAACCGCCACGAACCACGGTTCACCGTTGATGGTCGTGGTTCTTATCGTTCCGAATTTCGGGTTCTGAAAAGTCTTGAGTTCGTTCATGGTGTCCTCCTATTATTTATGATGGGTTTGCGTCAGATTCGGTCTGCTGCGCTGCAAAGCGCTTAAAAATGTAAGTTGGTCGATACTCTGGGAAAAACGTTGACGCAATCGTCATGGCTTGGTCAAAATCAAATGCGCTTTCGCCGTTGATCTTGTTGGCAACTGTATTGCGATGTACATTAAGCAACGTCGCAATAGAATCAATGCTCACCGACTTTGCGGCCATGAGCATCTTTAGATTCGTGTAGACCATGTAGTGCAATGCCTCTTTTCTTACGCAATCGCGTATTTTTCTAGTCCGTGCGTTCACTATATCACACTTTTGCGTACTTGTCAATAGTTTTTTCTACTTTTGCATACTTTTCTATTTACTTGTACGCAAAAGTGTGGTACAATATATCGTGAAGGAGGTAATGCCAATGGGGCTTGGAAGTAAGTTGAAGACTATCTTAGATATGAAAGGAGTGAGAGTTGCTACATTAGCCAATGATTTAGGGCTAAATAAGACGACACTGTACAGCTTGATTCAGCGTGACAGCGACAAGATGGATATGGATACGCTGGCACGTATTGCTGATTACTTAGGCGTGTCACTGGATTGCTTCTTTATGCAGACCAACGAGGAAGCGCTTGCCGCTGCAAACGCGATACAAGCATCAGTGAAGATGAACATGGTCGTGTCCATATCAGCCGATGAATATAGCACGTTGACTAAGCTTCGCACGCTTGATGAGCACGGCAAGAAGCTTGTTAATACCGTCCTTGAGTTGGAATACGAAAGATGTTCGACCGCCGGACAGCTCCCCGACCACCTGGACAACGGCGAGGTAGACGAACAAATTGCGCAGTCGGAAAAGTTGCACAAATCTCTTGACAAAGGCACTCGTTCGGGTGCATAATAAATGAGTGAAATGACAGCTTCGCTTTTGCCGCTTGTTCGAGTTGCCGATCTTGCAACCGAGTTCGATTGCAATCAATACGAGAGATATTATAACACATACCAAACAAAGTATTTCAAAGTCTGACATGGCACCTGGGTACATGGTGCGAAAGATCAAGCGTCGTTTCAACATTCGTCCCCATTACTGAGGGGGCCCTGTGATAGGTAAGACGGGACGTGTAAAAACGTCCCGTTTTGCTGTATATTTGGGAGGTGCCACCATGTCGCTGAATGACATACCGCTTGGAGAAAATAAGGTCACGACCGAAACAAGAAGCTGGAACTACTGGGACGAAATGCGCGTCGAGCGCGAAAAGGCCATAGCTGAGGACATTGCCGCCGAAAGCGAGGGTAAAAAGTCGTGGCGCGACAGCAAGTACATACCCATGTGGTTAAAGGCTTGCCCCAGTATGATTTACATCAAGTGGCGCTTGCGCTGCTGGCTTGATGACATTATGGGCGCTAGCGGCGATGACTAACCATCGTCTCCGTCTGCACGCCTTGCAATTAGCTGAATAAGATTCGCGCCGGGTTTGGCCGCGCGGTTGATATATACGGCACGCCTCGTAATATCGACTATTGCGCACAGATGGTCAAATTCCGGCGCGTTTATTGTGTCGTAATAACATCCCGCATATCTGGGTTTACTGCCGTGATGCTTCACTTCAAAGCCCTCCTTTCGTTAATTATCGTGTAATATTATATATGCTGTTATGTGTCGACGTATTCCAGCGATTACTAAATTTATTTTGGAGCCGCAGCTTTTTAGCCTTTTGATAGCAATTTTGCTTGTGCATAATCTGTTGAAAAGCGGTTGATAACTCTGCGTTTTATGTTGATAAGCTGTGCACGGAATTGACACAAATGTTCGCGTTTTTGCGGTTTGAAGGTGTTTCCGCGCGTTTTGGGGGCAAAAAGTGCGCACCATTTCTCACCCAATGCGCACCATTTCTCACCTTAATGCGCACCTTTTCTCACTTTAATTTTAAATCGCTGTTTATTCATTCGCGCGAGTGGGTTCGATTCCCCGGAAAAAAAGTACATAGTTAAGCCGATGAAGCACGGAGAAAAGTGTCACCGAACCACGGAGGAAAGTGTCACCATTGAGACGGAGAAAAGTGTCACTCTAACGGAGAAAAGTGTCACCGAACCACGGAGGAAAGTGTCACCATTGAGACGGAGAAAAGTGTCACTCTAACGGAGAAAAGTGTCACCGAACCACGGAGGAAAGTGTCACCATTGAGACGGAGAAAAGTGTCACTTCCGGGGGAGAAAACTGTCACTCAAATGCCTTAAAGTGCCCATTTTTCGGGCTTTTTTTTGCTCTAAGTAAAGAAGTATAGTATCTAGATACAGTCTTATACTATATTAAGCTACTATACATCAGGGTTACCTAAAGTATTTTAGAAGTAACTACATATGGGAAGTAATACGCACGCGCGCGCGCGAAAAACGGATTTCAAGATGACGAAAAAAGTGACGACGAAAAATCGTTCAAAGGTGTAAAAGTGACAATGCGAACTCACCGTTGACACCTTAAGGCAAAGCATGGTATAATACCCGAAAGCAAGGGAGGGGAATACAATGGCAAGCAGCAAAAAAACGGTTATGGACAGAGAACAATATGTTGTAAAAGCCAACGAGCTTATAAGACGTTCGCGATATAGTCTCACAACCCAGCAGCAGAAAATCGTTTTGTTTGCCATATCCAAGATAAAACCCGACGATACTTCCAACACCGTATACACAATCAACCTTGATGAGTTTTGCAGGGCTTGTGGATTCGCTTACGAAGATGGCGGATATTATTATCGCTCGTTAAAAGACAATCTCAACGCACTGACAAGGCGCGAATGGTGCACTATGCCAGATGGCACGGAGCAAACAATGTCATGGATCGGCGACTGTAAGATAAATTACAACAGTTCCAAAGTTGAGATTAGATTCAACCCGCATATGGAGCCGTTTCTTTTTGGCCTAAGGCAAAACTACACGCAGTACAAATTGCAAAACGTGCTCGTGTTTGGAAACAGATACGCAATAAGGCTTTACGAGATATTGCGTTCTCATGTTACCCAAAAGCAGCTTGAAACCCATCAAACTCAAATCGTGAAATACTCTCTCGACGAGCTTAGAAACGTTCTATGTGTGGCAAATTACCCACGCTGGGCAGACTTTGACAGAAGGGTATTACGAGACGCAATCTCGGAAATAAACGAACGATGCGATGACATACACATAGACTATGAGCCACGCAGAAATGGCGGCAGAAGCATAGAGAGTGTGGAGTTCGTAATCAACGCGCCCTCCCGATTGCAGGCGACTATGGCGCACTACAAACGAGTGAATAAACTCGGATAGCGCTATAACGCCCGAGAATTGATTCTAAGGCGTTTTCCGCCCAAAGTGGTGTATTTACTACTCCACCCCACAAAAACCGCTTAGAATCGATTTTAGAGCCTCTGAGGGGCATTCCCGTATTGACACCTTCCTGCGAATGTGGTATAATCATTACGCGACATGGTTGCCTATCTTTCGCATGAGGGCAGTCCGGAGGGGTTTCCGTCAACCTCTCCGGGCTGTTTTTGTGTTTGACAAAAGCATCATGGCGTGCTATCATGTATAAGCAGTCGAACAGTGATACCGCTGTGTCTGGTGTGCATTTTCCCCGCATTAGCAGGGGTGACTCAGAATAAGCTGTCCGATTGTCAAAGGCGGCAACGCCAATGTCACTGGCCGCAAGGCCAGCGTGGATTGAAATAGCATTATCCCAGGCACAAAAAAAGAGTTTACCGCCTTGCTTCGAGCAATGGCCGTAAGCTCTTTTTTGTGCCCTTTTAAGCATGTTTTTGGATGTCAACAAGTTCGCATATGCTACGATGCCTCTGTAAGCCCCGCATTTGACTTCTAAGGCGTTTTTGCGGGGCAGACGCATATTTGCTAGTCTGCAAAGCAAAAGCCCTCAGAAGCGATTCTGGGGGCTTTTTTCCGGCCTCGGAAAAATGGTCTGCCGTTTTGGTGGGGTCAACAAAATGGTCTTAGCTTTTTTCTTACGTTCTTCACTTTTGTCTTAGCTCTTTTCTTGACTTTTGGCCTTTAAGGTGTCGTACTCTGCAAGCGCTTCCCGATTCCGGGCAACGTATTCGGTCAGCAGTCTCGACACGATCTCACTTACACTGGTGAGCCTTACCTGCGCTATCTTCTGCGCGTCGGCGTACACGTCGGCGGGCACGGCAAAGCATACGCGCCTTTTTGCACTGCTCTTGCGTGCGGGCTCTTCCTGCTCATCCCGTTCCTTGACGCTCATAAAATTGCCATACAGCCTGTCCGTATCAAATGCCTTTTTAGCCATTTTCCAAGAACTCCTTCAGAAAGTCGTTATAGTCGGCGGCGACGGTCGAACTTGCCGCATAGGTAAATATATCCTCCCGGCTGATTTGCGCTTCTTCCACCGCTACCGCCGAACGGATGCAGGTGTGGTAAGTCGGCGCGGATATGCGCTCGCCTAGCTGCTCTGTCAGCGTCCTTATCTGACGACCAACGTTCGTGCGCGCGTTGTATCGGGTAAACAGTATGCCCGCGATATACAGTCCGGGGTTGCAATACTTGCGCACGTTGCCAATGGTAATGTTGAGCTGGTCTATGCCGGTTGCGGCGAACACGCCCGCCGTAGTGGGTATGATTACGCAGTTCGCGGCGGTAAAGGCGTTGACGGTCAGTATGCCCAGCGACGGCGGCGTATCAACTATCACGTAATCAATGCCCTGTAAGCCCGTCAGCGCCTCTCTAAGGCGATATTCCTTGCCCACCTGTGTTAGTTCCTGTTCGGCACTTGCAAGCATTATATTGGCCGCTAAGAGCTTATAGCGCGGTTTGCCCAATTCTTGAATCGCGCTGGATACACTTGCCTTGCCGGTCAACACTTCATACGTCGTGGGCCCGTCGTACTGATCCGCGCCGCACGCGGACGATAAATTGCCTTGTGGGTCAAGGTCAATGCCCAGCACGCTGAAGCCGCGCTTGGCAAGCCCTGCGATCATCGCGTGTGCGGTCGTGGTTTTGCCCACGCCGCCCTTCTGATTTGCTATTACGATGGTTCTCATGTCTCTCACGCTCCGATTATGTGCGTTATGTCTGTTATGCCATATATATAATGGGCATAATTTATGCTCATTATGATACACCGATAATGGGTATAATGTCAATACGCTATGTCTGTTATTTAATCGACATAATAAGCATAACAGGCATAATAAAAAAAGCGGGCGCATGTCGCGTCCGCTCCTGCCTTATTTTTACTTCCCGTACATGTCGATAAGCGCCCTCGCATGTGAGGTCTGCTTGACGATCTCCGCGCGCTGAAGCGCGTATACCGCCTTAACTCCCGGTGCAAGCAATTCGTCCGAAAATTCGTTGAGCGCCTTGTCCATCAGCGCCAGTCCGGCCACGTTGAACTGTAAATGTCCGTTGGCCATAGCCATGCACCAATCGGCAACGGGCTTATCGGATTCCTTGCACATGTAGGCCTTGTCGATGTACTCTTTGGCCTCGCTTATGTTGCCCATCAGCCTTTCGGACAGCCATTTTAGCGTATTCATGCCAGCCTCACCGCGCTTGCGCACACATGGTTAATCGTGCCCGCTACGCCGCTTATCTGCGCGCTTATGGAAGGCCGCATCGCGCAGCACGCCGCAAGGTACAAAACGGTTTCAACATGCGTGGTATATACGCTGTCTGCCGCCACGGTTTCCTGCGATATGGCGCAGGGAAGCGCGCCCGCGCCGTCATATAGCTGCACAATGGCCACGCCCGCCGCGCTGGGCGTATGCGTTACGTCATAGCTTATCCGATAAAGGCCGGTATCGTTGATGTTAAAGCCGCCGGTCTGGGTGTCTATCGAGCAGCCCGTGTTGGTTGCCAGATTGCCCTCGATATTGATCTGAGTGGCCGCCGCCGCATAAGCCTGGGCGGTGTTGTTATAGGCGGTCTGCGCCGACTTATAATACCTGTTTCGGCAATTATTATTACTCATGCTGCAAAATCCTTTCTCTGAAAAAAGATAGCGCCCGACAGCGCTTGATGTCTGCCGGGCGTCGCGCTGTTAATAGCGAATGTCAATTGTGTTTGGGAGCTTATCGGCCGCAGCAGCCGCCATACGCGCCGCAGTTATACTGCTCGCTCTGATAGGGCGAACACGTTATGTAAGCCGGTATGGGCGTGGGGCGCAGCGTGCCAATTATGGTGTTGGTCTGAGACAGAGTGCCTAGCTGGAGCTGTGCCGCCTGAAGCTGATCTCGCAGTTCCTGTATGGTGTTGGACTGCATCAGCGAGCGCGTGGCCTCGCCTTCGGCATGTATGGCCGTCTTAGTTTCGCAGCCATTGTGTTATCGCGCAGGCTCTTTATCCTGTGCTTCTGTTAATTTCTCAACAGTTCAGACTATATCTTCATCCCTTGACGGGAGCCGGGAACTCGTGTCGAGATTATTGGTGTCTGTCCTCACTCGTTAGTCGTTGAACCTTACTTGCTACTTTTATCAGACTTCACAAGGCTTGGCTGCTGATTGGCATATTCGCATTTGTGGCCTTTATATAAGCCGCTATGTTTCAACGCGTATTGGATTCCTTGCGCATAAAGATTCGTCTGCTCGGACGCATTCTTTATGCTTGGGTAGAGTATGTCGTCTATTAAGACAGGGCGTGCCCCGGTATATGGCATGTATTGCAGCACAGGTTGAGCGGATTCAAATCTGCACTCAATGCCATCGTCAGTATAGCCGCGATGGATATATTTGCTGAGTGTTGAAGCTGAGAACCCAAACTTACGGCAAATATCCCTTTGACATTCATAGACTTTGCCGTTATAAACGACACGCTTTGCGCCGCCTAAATTCCTATGTTTTGCAGCAATATGCTTTTTGCCATTGGCCAGATAGTAGCATGGCTTGAAATCGGCTGTATGTCCGACTTTTACCCAGTAACCAACCTTGCTGCCGTAAACTTTGATCGCATCGGAAAGGCAATCAAATTGTTCGGTGTCAACCATCAAGGGTTTTCGCTTTGTAGCGCCAACCTTTGCGGAAACGCTCGCATTGCTCATTGGGTTATTAGTCTTCATGCGATTACGCTGAATTGACGTTTTCATGACGTTATGAGCCGAATAACGTTCTCTCATTTCATCCGTCCACCAGCTAATGCTACCGCCAAAGCCACCATCTAAAATGTTGCATATACATTGGCCTAAGGAATGTAACTCTTCTATACGTAGTTTTTCATACTCAAAAACATCTGCTTCATTGTCGAACGTTTTTACGATTCGACTGTTGCATTCAACCGCGCTTATAAAAGCGTCAAATTTGGTGTTATGCTTACGCACCTTATATCGGTTGCCACATCCTTTGCCAACATATATCACTTCATTGGTTTTGACGACGTACCATTCATATACGTAAAACATCACCTTTTCTCCTTCGACGTGAAATGCAATCTGTAATATACGCCGAATGTGAGAAAATGTCAACTGCGAACTTAGCTTTCCAGCAATTCACCCGGTTGCCAGTGCGACTTACGCCGCACAAGTGCCTACTGCATCTTTGTGTGCAAAGAACCGTCGAATGGCATTAACGATTCTTCTCAAGCACTGGGCCATCTGCGCCTGAAGGTTCTGCATCGCCAGCGCGTTATCGTAGCGGTTCTGCATGATTTCCTTCTGCGTGTTACAGCCTATCTGCTGGTTCTCGAAACGGTTCTGCATGATCTCACGCTGAGTGCCGTTCGCCGTGTCGGCCAGCGCAAAGCGGTTGTTCATGATTTCCTGCTGAAGGCCAAACTGGTCGCGTATAATGTCACTCTGGTTGCGCTGGATTTCGGCGGTGTTGAAGCCGTCAGCCAGCTCCGCGCGGGTAAGCGCGCCCTGTGCAGCCGCGTTGTTCCCGCCCCAGCCGCCAATACTGCCGCCACCAAACATGGCGAATATGAAGAACAGTACGATTATGCCGAAGAAGCCGTTCGCGCCGAAGAAACTGTCGTTTCCGTCGTTTCGCGTCATAGCCATTACGTCGGCGGGGGTCATGTTATCCATGCTTTTTCCTCCTGTTTTTTAGGCTTATTTTACAATCACCGTTGCGCACCCGGCGGTTGTAGCGATATGTTATTTGCCGCCCAAAAGACCCTGCATTTGCTGGGCCATTTGCTTGGCCTGTTCAAGCTGCTGGGCGTTTATCTGCCCGCTTTCAAGCATCTCGTTAATCTTTGCCTGAGCTTTTTCAGGTGTCCATTGTTTCTTAAACTCCGCAAACTGGCGCATCATCTGAGCTTGCGGCATGTTGCCATTGGCCTGCTTTGCCATCATACTTATGAGCGGGTTCATGTATTCAGCCCTCCAATCTCATTTACAAGCGTACTCAGGCGGTTTTCAAGCTCGCCCATCCGCACGCTTAACTTGTCAAAATCATCGGTTTTGACAAATTGGCTTGTGTCCACGGCGCTTTGCTGTACATTTTGCGAGGAATTTGAAATGTTATAGTCGGTAAGCAGCATCGCCTTGAATGTGGTAGAACCCATCATGTCAACGGCTTTTACGTAGATCACGGGGTCGTTATTGTCCATCATCCACGCGGTCTGGCCGGGCTGAACGATATGATCCCGCGCGCCCTGTATGCCGTTTACGTATATCCAGTTGACGTTGGTCTGAGGTTGGATTTGCTGCTGCTGTGCCGTGCTCATAGGCAGTGGCGGCGGCGTGTAGTTCGCGTTGAAGTAGCTGTTGGGCGTGACCGTCTGGTTGCCGTAAGCGTATCCGTATGCCATATCGTTTTCCCCTCCCTTGCTGTAATTATCGCTTATTCGGCATTTTGGCGGGGGCGTTTGCGGGCGTTCATGCTGCATTCGCGGGCAAAATTTGCGCATTAAAAAAGGCCAGCCTGTAAGGATTTCTTACAAGTTGGCCTTGAAAATATGGGCGGCTTAACCGCCCGATGATAGCTGCCTTATGATTCCGTTCATTCGCCGCGCAACAGTCGTTCGGTCATACCCGACTGCCGCGCCTATGTCCGCGTACTTTTCGCGGTCTATAAGCCGCATTTTTGCAATCTGGGTATTCACCCGCCCCAGTCTCGCGGCGTTTATGCGTTCGTACATTTCTTCTGTGCTGATGCCGCTGAACGGGTCGTCGGGCATGGTTAATCGCCTCCCGACTTATCGCCGCCGCTCTTACTCGCCTCGTCCCCCGCGCCCAGCACGCTTATAATATCATTGCTCAGGTCTCTAACCGCTGCTTCAATTTCCGCGCGGCTGTACTTTACGCCGCGCTCGTTCAGCCACGCCTGCGCATAGTCCAGCTTGGCCTTGCCCATGCCCGCGCCGTAGAGCTGCTCCGCCGCCTGTACCGCCGTGCGCACAAGTATCGCTACATTGGCCTGCTGCTGCGCGGTCGCCTTGGACTTGACGTAAGGCACCAGCCAGTACGTGATAATCGCGCCCAGCAGCGCCAGAATCGCCTGAAAAATCGCCGTAAAATCGAATTGCATTACAAAATCCTCCTTTTGGTTAGTCGTGCCTTATATTTTGCTCAAGGGTATCGAGCCTGTGGTGTGCGGATTTAGTGCTGGATTCGACCGCAGCCATGCGCTCTACCAAATGATTGTGCTCATCAACGCGGCGGCTTAGTGTAGTCACGTCGCCTCGCAATTCCTGCAGTTTATATTCGATTAGTGCCATGGTTTTGCGGTGAGTAGCGACGTTGCTCACTATCACGCCCAGCAGGCTTATGCCGCCGGTTATAAGCGCTACGATGATAGTATCGGTCATATCTTGACCACCTCCGTATACTTATCGCTTACCCACAGCACCTCATCGCCCACCTTGACCGGCGTCCAGCCGTCCGTCTTTGCGCGGTCGTAGGTATCGCCGTAGTGTGCCACGGTGCCCACGTCGTACTCCGTGCCCGGCCCCGTGCGCAGGTTGACGCTGCCACCGGTTATGCGTATCTGGCCGGGTTTGACCGGCGCGGGCTGGGGCGGCGCGCTTTTGTAGTCAAAGTATTTTTTCATATAGCCCCAGCAATTCCAGTTTTTGTCATTGTTGAGGCGGGTGCGTACCACGCCGTACATAACGCCCTTGGCCTCGATCACGTACCAGTCGCCCGCCGTGTCGCCCTCCACCACCGGGCGCTCGAGGTAGCCGATATGGTGGATTGCGCCCGGCTTGGAGCGGGTCTTAAATACCGCCACGCCCGGCTCGCGCGGGAGCCTGCTCATGTCGGTACTGTTCGCGCCTGCGCACCAGTCGCTATATATATAGCGCGCCTTAGTATTGACGTCCTTGAGCGGCAGACCCAGCATCTCGACCACCGCGCCCTCCGCCATGCCCGCGCAGTCAAAGACGCGCGGCGCATTGTTATACCAGTACAGCGCCTTAGCCTCTTGCGCCGCGGTATATTCTCCGCGGTCGTGGTACTGAGTAAAGTACCAGCTATTTTTGCCCAGGTCTTTGGGCGCTTGCCCGCTCGTGCCCATGATGTACCCGCACTTGTCGTCGTGCTGCTTTTGCAGCCATTTCACAAAGTTGCTCGCCGCAATCTTAGTCATATCCATGCACTCCTTTTATGTCTTTTGTGCGCCGATCGTCGGTCGGCGCGCGTATCGGATTGCTCGTGCCGCGCATGGTGCACCTACTTTTCCTTCGGCGGCACCGGCCACACCACATCCGCCGGAAACCCCGATTGCTTGGTCACGTCCCTAAGCTGCTGACGATACTCCGCCCACGCGGTACGCGCGGCATATGTGGATGGATAGTCGGTCGCCTGCGTGTAGTCGCTTGCCGCCAGCAGCGCGTCCCGCTTTGCACGCACATCGGCGGCCATCTGCTCGTAGTCGGGCGCGGCCTCGCCGCTGCCGTCCGCTTCAGCGGGCGCGCCCGTCACGCCTACTATCTCGTCATACTCATCCTGCGTGATCCATCCCTTGACCACGGCATTTTTGAGCATCTTTTTTGTCCAAAGCCGCTTCTCAAAGTACTCCTTGACCAGCTCATACCTTTTGCTTGCCATCCGTCTCGCTCCCTTCTATGCCCGCCGGCATGTCCATCATGCCAGTATCCACGCCTGCATCATCTACCGCCGTCAGGTCGTCCACGTCCACGTCTGCCATCATGGCGACGTAATCCAGCTTTGCCGCCTGAGCTTCTGCCGCGCTCGCCGTGGTCTGGGGCGGCGTGGGGGCGGTTATGGTCACAGTATCCGCGTCGGTTATGACTACGTTTGTGCCAGCCAGCGCAAGCGCCGTCTGCCCGCCCGTGGCCGTAAAAGGCACGGGCGTAGCCAGCTTGTACGCCACCTGCGCGCCAATCGTAGGAGTAGCCCCTGCCGCATACTCATCCCTGTCGCTGATCCACTTACCCGGCAGGGTCTCGCCTGCGTAGCTGGCGATATAGCCCCATGTCTCTTGGCCTGCACCAGTGCTTGGGGCGATTGTACCGCCGCATACGGCGCGTGGTAGGGTAAGCGCCACGCTTTGGCCGCTATACGGTATATATGCTTCTACAAATGCTTTAGGAGCATATATAGCTATTTGTATTTTCATATCAATTTTTGTTCCTAGTATCCACTGATTTTCATCGCCTACTAAAGCAATTTCGGCTTCGTCTTTAGTCCTAAGTCCATATAACTTGTACTTTAACTTTTGCGTGCTTATGGTTGTCGCCGCAAACTTAAGCCCCCGCCCTGACAAAACATTATCCTTTAGCCGCATTATTACGAAAGCACCAGGATCAGTATTAAGTACTCCTTTTATTTCCACCGTCGAATTGCCGATGTATTTTACGTTTAATCCATATGGGGTATATGTATTAGCTTGAATTTTTTCAGGGTCAAGCATATTCATACCGCTTCTTTGTATTGATATGCTCAAAGCGCTTTTTATCGGCCTCACATTATCCGGCGACGGTGTGCCGCTGCCCTCTTGTTTAGGCCCCCAGCTTACATTCAGCTCCAAGGGATACCCCTCCAGCGTCTCTATGACTGCTGGATTGCCCGTAACAGTCTGCATCGGCAAAAGCTTATCCACCGTATTCTTACTCGACCACGCCTTACCCTCCGCGATAACTGTATCGTCGATAATCTCCGCCGCTGCGGCCGACTGCGCCGCGCGTGCCTTTACCTTCAAAGTGTCCGCGTCGGTCACGATGCTATTGGTGCCCGCCAGTGCGTATATCCTGCCGCCGCCCGTCGCCGCGAAGCTCTCCGGAGCGGCAAGCTTGTAGGCTATCTGCATTGGCGTTCCCGCGGCATATTGGGCCGATAAATATGCGTTAAATTCTTCGATCGTTGCAAAGTATGTTTTAATCTTTTCGGCAGAGACAAATATAAAATCATATCTTGTATTGATCGCAAATAGTTTGACCGGAAAATGGCTTACCATCTTCATCGCTGCTATGTTGGGGGCACTGTTTTGCGGCAGTTGCCAAAATTGTCCGTTCATCGTAAATTTAATTTTATTTCCGTCCACCGTTGCTATTTTTATGTCTGCATTCCCTGCCCCCGTCACCGCATCCACCTCGCCGCCGTAGATAGTATCTGGCAAGACAAGGGTGTGCTCTGTGCCGTTGGCTGTTATTTTTACATTATCTCGCCCCTTTATCGGCCTCACATTATCCGGCGACGGTGTGCCACTACCTTCCTGCTTAGGCTCCCAGCTCGCTTTTATGCTCATCGGATAGCCCTCAAGCGCATTTTCGATGACTGCTGGGTTCCCGCTCGCCGTTACCTCCGGATGTAGCTGGTCTACTATCTTTTGACTGCTCCACGTGGACGTGCGCGCGATTGCGCCATCTTGTATGATTTTTGCCGCCTCGGCCTTTGCCGCTTCCGCCGCGCCCTGTGCGCTTTGAGCCGCCGCTTCTGCCGACCCTGCCGCCGCCTGTGCGGACGTGTCCGCCGCCGTCGCGCTCGCCGTCGCTTTATCGGCCTCCGACTTTGCGGTATTCGCGGCACTTTCCGCGCCCGTTTTGCTCGCCGCCGCCGCTGTTGCGCTCGACTGCGCCGCCGCTGCCGATCCCGCCGCCGCCTGTGCGGATGTGTTGGCCGCCGTCGCACTCTTTGCCGCGCCCGTGGCCGATGTGCTCGCGGCGCTCGCGCTCCCCGCCGCATCGCTTGCCGATTCAGCCGCCGCCCGCGCCGAAACCGCCGCCGCGTCCGCCGACGCCTTGACACTATCCAGCGTGCCCGCCGCCTCCGCCGCGCTCGCCGCTGACGCTTTGGCCGATGTATCTGCCTCCGCCGCCGACTGTGCCGCCGCGCTTGCCGACCCGCTCGCCGCGTCCGCCGACGCTGCCGCGCTCGCGGCCGACTTGCTCGCCGCACTTGCGCTCCCCGCCGCCGCGTTTGCGGACGACTGCGCCGCGCTCGCACTGCCCGCCGCCGCCGTGGCGCTTTCCTGCGCAGACGTGGCGCTTTTGGCCGCATCGCTTGCGCTGTTTGCCGCGCTGGTTACGGACTGCGCAATATCGCTTTTAATATTCTCAACCCAATCAATAGGCGTGTCGGGTTCAGGCGGAGTAAGACTGCGTTCAACGCACACGATAGCCGTTACGGACTTTGCCAGCACGTCGTTTTCTACCGCGCGTATTTCAATTTGGCCGTCGCCTTCGATGCCGGTATCGTGCGCCGTGGGTTCCCACGTCAATATGCCGCTGCTGTCTATGCTGGTTACAAGGATATACGGGTTTTCAGCAACACTGCGTCTGAGCATGGCGGTTATTGTGGCTTGCGGCCACTCCGCTAAAAAGCTGGAGCAGTCTATCTCTATTTTCATCGCATGGTTTTCGCCCTGTCGCCCAATAGGGATGCTAATTGGCAGGCTTTCGACGCGATACATATGTCATTCCACCCCTCTCTTGAATTTGCTTGCTGGCGCAATTCGCCGCACGCTTATTCTTTCGTCCCGCCATACTCCACCGGCACCATCTCCGGCAGTCCCGATTCGATCAGTATCTCCGCCGTCTTAGCCTTGAGCGCCTTAGGTACATCTTCAAACGCGGTCTTGCCCAATATGACCCTTTGTGCAAAAAACATAGCCATCATCAAAATACCCCCTCGTATTCGTCGTAAAATTTTTTTAAGCATTGTAGACAAGCGTCGCCATTTCGGCGATGCAGTCTTCCAGAAACTCGGTTCGCTCGCTCTGCGCCTTTATTTGGGCGCTGAGTAACTTGTTTTGCTTTTCTGCCGCCGTCAACCGCTCACTAAGCGTCGGCGTTGGTTCTACCGGCTCCACGGGTTCGGGCTGTTCACTGGGCGCTTTAGTCCACGCGCCGTCTGCGTAACTGTCCCCGATGCCGTACCCGTCCGGCGCTTCAAGCACTTCGCTCGCGCCCGGCCAGACGTTCGCCTTGAGAAAGCTTTGCGCGGTATTTAGGTCTTGAAAAACGCATACGTTTACGCACACGCCGTCTTTGATTACCGCTATGTCCATTTGCTCACCGCCTTAGTATTCTATGATGCAGATTCCGGGAGCGCCCGCATTTGGCCTTGAAGAGCTAAAATCGCTGCCGCCGCCGCCCGCGCCGTAGCCTAAGCCGCCTTTGGCAAGCCCGTCACCCGCTATTTTTTGAGTGCCATATCCACCGCCGCCACCGCCAAACCACGAGCCGTAATCATTGGAACCGTTGCCACCGTCGCCGCCTTTATATCCGCCGCCGCCGCCACAGCCAATGATGTAAGTTGGATCATCTCTATTACCGCTGCCCCGGTCGTAATATATTTGCCCGGCACCGCCATTGGCTTTGTAACCGCCACCGCCACCATAAGCAGCAACACCGCCTGACCACGATGATATATAAGAATCGATAATCGTTTTTGCTACTAAGCTTTCGACACCATTATCTGCGCTAAAGTAATTGCCGCCACAGCCACCATATAAGCCGCCATTTGACTTGACTGTTAGAATACCCCCACCGCCACCGCCATACGACGCATCACCGCCGCGACCATACATTGCTGCTCCCCAAGTTGAAGTTTCAGTAGGAAGTGTGCGATTATATATTCCACCGCCGCCACCCGTACCGCCGCTACCGCCGATTCCCCTACCTACAACATATTCATTGTCTTGCTCCCTACCTTCTCCGCCTTGACCGCCGAGCGCAAACAACAGATCGCCAAACGAGGTCGTGCCGCCGGGAGCTCCTATCTGCGTGTAACCATCTACATATCCGCCTGCCCCTATGATTATCGCGTATTTGGTGCCGGGAGCGACGGTTAGAACTTTATAAGCCATATGCCCCCCGCCGCCCCCGCCAGCGCCAAGTTGAGAGAGCGCATAAGTATGGCTGCGGCCACCTTGGCCGCCTCCGCCAAACAGCCGCACCGCAATCTCAGTAACTCCATCCGGCACAGTCCAAGTCTGGCTGGTAGTGATTTCAATGTGATGGTCGTAGCCCTCTTTAGCCCCCGAAGGAAATGCGTTTATCAACATACGCGCACCTCCTCGCGGCGGGTACTATTTACACTGAGGGAGTACCCCCCCCCGGAAACAATTATGCGATTATACATATTTTATCCTCCGTCAGTACTCGACTATGCAGATACCGGGCGCGCCGTTGCCGCCGTTAGCGTTCACACCCGCGCCGCCACCGCCAGCACCATAACCCAGACCACCCTTGCCGCCATCGCCAACTTGCATATAATCGACGCTGTTCTTATGATCACCGTCAGTTGCCAACTTTAGTGTTCCATATCCACCGCCCCCGCCGCCAGAGCCATTCCAAGATGCTCCGAAACTATTGACAGCCGCGTCGCCGCCGTTGCCGCCATTGATTCCTGCACCACCACCGCCGCCGGAACCATAGTAGTGATAAGAATCGGAGCCGCCATAATACCCTTCTCTCTGAAGTCCTTTACCGCCTTTCGCCGTAAGCGTACTGCCGCCGTCTCTTCCCATTTGCAACATGGCAGTTCCACCGCTTGCGCCATAACCTTCCTGTCCTGCGCCACCCGGCATTGCGCCATAATTCGAACTTTGCCCTTCGAAACTGCCGCCGCCACCCGTACCGCCATTCATCCCGTTACCACCGTTAGCTGATACTAAATCGCCAAAAGAAGTCGCGCCCGCTACCGTAGAACTGGAATATACTCCTCCTGCGCCTATGGTTATCGCGTACTTCGTGCCCGGCGTTACTTGCAGGACTTTTTGCGCAAAGTACCCACCGCCGCCGCCGTTTCTGTTTTGCCCCGCCGCACCCCCGCCAATGCAAGTAACCCTAATTTCCGAAACCCTCTCAGGCACCGTCCATTCCTGCGATGTGGTTATCTCGACCTTATTCTTGTATTCCTGCACCGGCGCGCCGCTCGGAAACGCATTAATAACTCCCATCCTACTTAACCTCCAGTATCGTAACCGCAACGGGTAAATCTACGCTCGGCACGGCGTAATCGGCCTTTAGCGTTACCTTGCCCGTCGCCTGCGCTACCGGCACTATGCCCGCCCGGCGCGCCGCAGTGCGCTGCTCTTCCGTTGCACTGTCCGCTAGCCCCACTATCGCGTTGCACGTCGCCGTCATGCCGTTGACCGTTAATACCTGCGTGTAGGGCTTTACGTTTCCCGTCCAGCCTGCCGCCGTCGCCGTAACCGTTACTGTGCGCGATTGCAGGTTGAGTACGTCGCTCGCGCCAAACAGCGTCCCTTCTTGCTCGGGCGTATACGCCTTTACAATCTGCACGTTTTCCAGCGCTTTACTGCCGTCACCCCGCACAAGGTCGTATCTGCGTTTGCCGTCGCCGCCTACTATTTCGTCCTTGTATTCCTTAGCCAAATTCACCACCACCCAGTTCAAACGCCAGCGTCTTTAGCCCGGCCTTTTGCCCTTCCAGCATGATTTTCAAAATCACAATGTCCTGCTCAATGCGGTTCAAATCTTCGTAGTTCCACGCCGTGTCGCCCGGCTTAAAGTTCTTTCCTTCCTGCCAGTCGGGCATCAGGAACGTGTTTTCGCCCAGCGCTTGCACGTTGTCCTCGACCGAATTAAGCAATGCGGCGGTCGCGATTATGCCGATTCCCGCGCTGCTCATCGGGTCAAGCTCGAAAAAAGGCGCGGCGTAAAGCGTGTTGGCCATCTCGTGCAGATACCGTATGTTGCCGGTTATGCGTTCGTAATCTGATTGGTTGAAAAAATCTGTGGGTTTCCAATCGGTTTTTGGGGTCGTCCACGTCTCAGCCATAGTTTCTTCACCGCCGTTTGCGTATTAAAAAAGGGGCCAGAAAAGCACACTTTTTCGGTGCTTCCTGACCCCGTTTGGCCGTTTCCCGCCGCCCGTTTGCGACGGTCGATTGATGTTTTGCTTTAGGTTGTCACGCGCCCGTCCGCGTCTCCACGGAACGCGCCCTTGAACGAGTACTTCACACGGCTTATGCGCACGTTTTCCTCGCTGTGCTTGTTTGCCACCGGCACTATGTCCAGCGCGTCTAGTCGCGGGTCTGCGCGCCACGAGCTGATTTTTATTTGCCTGCGCGCCTTTAGGTACGCGCCCGCCCATTGTGCTACCGCCTCCGCGCGCGTGTCGTCGGTTATAAGTGGGTTGTCCACTTCCTGCACGCTGCCGTCGTCGGCAAGGTATATGTCGTGGTTCGCGGTCTGCGATGCAAGCGGCTTGCCGGTAACGGCAATGTTCACGTCGCCCGACGCGGTTATTTTTAGCGTACATGCCGATGCAAAGTACTGTGCGGACACCAGCGTACCGCCCGTTACCGTGGCCGTGGCGCTCGCCGCCGTCTGTGAATAGCTGACGGTTATTTCCTTAGTGCCGTTTATCGTAAGGGTGCCCTTGTACAGCTCCGTATCATCTGCCTGTACGGTGTAGTTGTACACATGCACTCTCACCGTGCTTACCGGCGTTTGCAGCTCGATTTCAGGCCGCGAAAACAGGTTGAAGTCGTTCAGTTTATAGCTCGTGTCAACGCCCGTCCCCGGCGTGCCTATGTGCATTACGCCGCTTCTGTCGTGCCACATGGCCATGCCCGCCGCCTGTGCAATATATTGGAGGCATTCCGCGTGCGTCTTTAATGGGAGCGGCGCGGTAGTCGTCATACCGCTCAGTGCCTCGTCAAGCTGCCATACCGTGCCCCCTGACGTTCCGGGCGGCAGGTTCGCGTCATTCAATACCGCTTCGGCCAATGCCTTTAGCGTCACGCCGCCCGGACTGTATACGCCCTTTGAGTACGTGCCCTGCATCAGCGTCATGATGTCGCGCGCCTTGAATGAGGCGGTAAGGCCGTTCTGGGGCGCGTTCCATTCGGATAGATAGAATAGCCCTGCCGGAATCCATTCGGTCTGGCCGTTGGGCAATTTGAATCCGTACCTCGCCCGTATGCGCTGACGCTCCATAAGGTACTTGCTCATGCCAGTATCGTTGTTGGGGTCGTATTCGTCGCCCGTGTTGTCCAGCGAAAATGTGATGGACGCAACCGGCGCGCTCGCGCATATCGGGTCGAAATTGCGCTCGTGCTCGAACGCCATTAGCTGCCCCTTGTCGTATGTGGCCTTTATGCCCAGCAATATGTTCTCAACCCGCGCATAATGGAGGGGTTTTGACCACTTGTGTATCTTGATTACCACTTGGTCATACTCCGGTATGTCGTGGGTAATCACGCTTAAAGGCGCGGTGTTATTGCCTCTGGCAAACGCAAATACGGTCGCGCCGTTTTTGTTTACCGAGACGGAAAAGCTGGTTGCCCATTCGTCAAACGTCTTGCTCCACGTTATCGATATGCCGGGTAAGAGCTTGCTATACACCTGATCCAGCGTTATCGTTATCGTCGGTTTTACGGCAAAGCTGCCGTCCGCTCCCGAAAGCACATTGCCCACAAACCCCGCTCCGCTTACCGGCGCGCTGTTTGGCGCAAGTATCAGCGATCCGTCTGCTTGCCATAAGTCCTGTTCCAGCGTGCAGTACCGCGTGAACTGCCTTTGGTTTTCGTCGGTAATAACCGATATGTCGCTTATGTACATATGGCCGTTGTCGCTAGCCGTGGCCGCGTTCTGCGCGTCCGGGTCGCCTACCGCAAACGATACCTCGACAAAGCCCTCGCCCACCAGTTGTGAGGCCTGCATATCCTTCCATGCCTGACTTACTGCATACATGGCCTTACACCTCGATTAGCGATAGCTTGCAGTCCGTCCAGCCCATCACGTCACCGGTTTCGGGGTCGCGCCGCCACATTCCCGCGTTGCGGTCGCTTACGTACATAAGGCGCGTTACCCAGTCGCCTTCTGTCTGATCAAAGAACGTGACGTTGTTATAAAACTGCCCGCCCGCGCTTATTTTGAATAGCTTGCCTACCATTGACCACTGGGCGGCGGTCAGATACCGCCAGCCCAATTCAACCTTTGCCACGTCGTCGCGCACAACGCTTCCTATGACTTTGCCCTGAAGGTTGCGCTCCGAATCAACCAGCGTCGCGGTATTGCCCGAATAGGTGGACGGTTCGGGCAGGTCAACATTGCCTACCCTTACCAATGCTTTAAGCGCCACTCAGCACACCTCCCGGATATATCGTCGCGCCGCGTTCGCGCTGTGCTTTTTCTACCGATGCGGCTACCTGTCTGCCGTCTATGTACAGCTTGACTTCTATCGTGCCGCCCTGATTGCCATTCTGCGCCGCCGATAGATCGGAAGAGCGTC